AGACGCGGCGAAACGCATATGGCTGAGGTAGGTCATGCCGTTGCGTCTCAGGTGTTCGCGTGATTGCTTTAGCATGGACAGGTCAAACGTCGCTTGATGTGTGACAAAACCAATGCACTTATTCCTAACGGCCGACGTTTCGTCACGCCGTCCGCTCCAGCAGCCGCCGCAGCGTATCCTCAGTCGGCCCGGTAATATCCGCCACATCCCCGCAGACCCAGGCGATAGCCTGCCGCTCCTCGGCGGTGAGCCTCGCATCCTCCAGAGCCCTGGCCAGCCTGTGGATCATGCACCGCTCATGCCTGGGCCACATGTGGCAGCGGTCGCCGTGGGTGCCGATGCGGTTCTCCTGCTCGGCTCTCCACTCACGGTAGTCGGCCAGAATGTCGGTCACTTCGTCACCTCCGGCGGCTCAGGCAGCGGCATCCAGTGTGTAACGCCATCACCGACCCAGTTGCTTGCAGGCACAACCCAATAACGGCCATTCCACGCCATCTCGCAGACTTTGCCAAAATCTACCGCCAGCACGCTGACGCCAATCTCTGGCAGTCGCTTATCGACGGGTATCCATTCGCTCCGCAGCCGCTCAATCTCGCCACACGCCTCTGCGAGCAGCATTGCTGCCTCACGCTCTTTAATGTGAGCGCTCAGAGTCCGCAGATACTGGTGGATTCGCACGGCCACCGGCAGGTCGCTCGCCATCGTCATCCCTTTGCGTCATTCAAACCAAACGCAAAACATATCGTTTTTGATACGTTTCCGAAACCAAAAAAACCGTCTATGTAGGAAACCGGCGTGTCACGTTTTTTCGCAAAAAAACTTGACGCACGGGTTCGCGGTTTGCGAACTCCGAATGTGCATCGGAGTGCGTATGTCCCGAAACGATCAATCTACGGAAGCGTTTCCGGCTGCGGCAGCAGTGCCAAGGCATCGGCAAACGGCACTAGTGCGATCTCGTCAAATCGGCCAGGGTCCAGCATGGCAAAGCCTTCGGCGTATAGCCCGTTTGGCACTTCGCTCAGGATCGCACCACGGATCATAAATCGTCCGTCCGTCAGGGCCAATGGGCTCACGCGGAACTGCTGCGGGTTGCTCGCCTGCACTTCGATAAGACGGTCGGCCAACTCCTGCGAGAAGACGCAGGCGTAAGCCTTGGCGTATTCATATGGCACCGGCAGGAACGGCAGCAGGTCGGCAACGGTCTGCGGATCGCTAGGCAGCGGCGGTGGGTCGATTTCGTCTGGCATTAGACGGCGGCTCCAATAGCGGTGACGAGGGCGGTTACGCGGGCGTCTAAGGCTGCGAGGTCTGAGATGGCGGTGCCGATGGAGTAGAAGGCGATGGTGTGAGATGAGATTACGATTGGGGTTGTATTCCGCGCAAACACATAGACATTGAATGCGTGCGTCACAGAAGACGCTACAGCGGCTGTGCCTGCGACTCCGCTGCATCTATAGTCAAAACTAGCACCCGTGCTCCTAGAATGTGCTTGTAGTGTGTTGTTTACTGGGGTAATAGCGTAAATGCCCTCTTGGGAGCGTGAAGCGAGGCGTGTCCCACCAATAAAATCAATGTAGTTGTGCATAACCCCAGCCCCAGACCGTGAAGCAATCACGGGTCCGGTTCCGCTTACGTTTGTCACATAAGCCGCATTGTGATTGTCGTCCTGCGGGTCCGCTACCGTGCCGCCAAAGTCGCTGTTGTTCGCCACTCCGCTATCCAAATAACTCGTCCCATCGCCCTGTAGCCCTGGCGTAGCACCGCCACGCGTGTAGTCGCCTGCAACGAAACCATCGGCCACGTTCGTCGGTGCCGTACCAACCAACGGCACCAACGCCCCGGCGAGCGTGCGAGCCCCGCAGAGGATGCAACTGGCCTTGATCGCATCCCAAATGCCATCGGCCTTGCAGCCCTTAATGAAATCATCTACGGCCACTGCAACAGCCGTTTCAACGGGTGCCCCGTCAGCCGCAGCCACGGCTGCCAGGTAGGTCAGCGCGTCGGGATCGCTGGGCAGACGCTGACTACCACGGTAGGGATAGCCACCGGCGAAGGGATGCGTGTACGGAAGTTTTTGTGCGAGTGTTGCCATTAGTAGTACCAGGCGATGTCGCCTTCAATGCGTTCGCGGTTGGCGGATTGGTCGGAGGGGTAGATGATGAGTTCGGAAAACTTTCCCGCAAAAGGATTCACGTCATTTCCCAACGCCCCTATCTGCGCGTCATAGGTTGCGTTTGATGCTGACGGAGCATTGGTCAGGACGTTGTTGCCAAGAAGAACGCCACCGTTAACCGCGGTTTCTACTCTTTCTGCGGCGGTTGCATTCCCGGCGTCGAAAATAATAAAGATCAGATTTGATTGAACAGGAAGAACAGCATCGTTCTCTGTGTGAATAGCGCTAGACACCCCAACCGTGCCGCGTCTAATGGCAACATTAATTGCGTTGTTTGCAGGGACAACGACTCTATCGTCATAAGCAATCTGCACGCCCACGCTAGCAGAGGCACCGCCTGTGTTCCCGAAAAATGAGAAAATATCGTCAGGATCAGAAACGAACCCCGGAGAAGCCACTATTGCCGTTGCGCTTTTTGTGCCGTCATGCAAAAAGTTAAATGACGCCGTGCTGCCTGCCACTGTCAAAAAGTCGTCAGTGCCATCAAACCTTAACGCCGCCTTGCCGCCCTCCGTTACCAGCGAGCCGCTGCTAACGATCTTCGGCTGGCTCGCCGCTGTCCCTTGGCTGGCATCGTTGCCGTTCCCACTCTGGTCATGCCATGTCTTCACAAACCCATCACCCGCACCGCAGAAAGCCGCCAGCGTGCCATCGTCAATCTCGCTGGCCTTAAAGTCTTCCTCGGCGTCGTCGCTGCTTCGTCGCACCGTGACCACCGGCCCGGTGTAGGCGTTGCTCAACTGCCGCAGCGAGTAGGCCGCAGCGGCACCGGGCACCGCGTCCAGCAGCAGCGGGCGTGCGAGGGGTCGCAGGATGCGGTTATTCATCGGCATGGTTGGACCGTAGAGTAGGTTGTTCAGGGAAGGTCGGGCTGGGGCAGGAGTGCCACGCAGTCAGCCCACGGCAGCAGGGCGATCTCGTCAAACCGGCTGGCGTCCAGGCGGGTGAAGTTTGGCCCGTACAGTCCGTTTGGCACTGCTGACAACAGATCAGCACACAGAAGGTATCGGCCGTCTGTCATCTGCACAGGCGATGCAACGTGCTGCGTCGGGTTCTCGGCCTGCACTTCGGCAAGGCGGTCGGCAAGTTCCTGGCCGAATGCCATGCCGTACTGGCGGCCGTAGTCATAGGGGATCGGCAGATGCGGCAGCAGGTCTGCGACGGTTTGCGGGTTTTCTGGAAGCGGCAGTGGTTCGTCAATGTCAGGCATTAGAGGGCGGCTCCTATGGAAGTGACGAGGGCGGTGACGCGGGCGTCCAGGGCGGCGAGGTCCGAGATAGATTCGCCGATGGAGTAGAAGGCAAGCCTGCCGTTGCTATAGGTTATAGATGTATCTCCAATCAATGAACGAAACACGCCAACGTTGCCATCAAACGGACTTTGCGATGCTTCTGTAATAGTGGAGTTAGCACCGCTCGCCCTGACAAGATACTCGCCGCCGCTGCCTCTTGAATTCCCTAGAAGTCCAGTTGCTGTTCCTCCCGCAGCAAGTGTCGCTACGCTTGTGCGATTTCTAAAAAACAAGTCTGTTGAGTTTCCTTGGTTTCGACCAATCGCGCAGGAACCAGAAGAGCCGCCACCAGTGCCGATATACATCGGGAACCAATTGGTCCCCGATGACGCGCTTGTTGTAACCTCCGTCGCATATGCAGCAATGTGAAAGTTGTCTTGTGGATCAGCGTTGCTGTTCCGCCCGCTATCCAAATATTTTGTCGTCCCATTCCCCTTCAGCCCCGTCTCACGGTTGTAGTCCGGGTCTACAAAGTTGTAGTTCGTCGGTGCGGCACCCACCAACGGCACCAACGCTCCGGCAAGCGTGCGAGCCCCGCAGAGTAGGGCCGCAGACTTGATCGCAGAAAATGTGTTGTCGGCTTTTATGCCCCGAAAGAAATCATCTACGGCCGTTGCAACGCCGACTTCAACGGGTGCCCCGTCAGCCGCTGCCACGGCTGCGAGGTAGGTCAGCGCGTCGGGATCGCTGGGTAACCGTTGCGACCCACGGTAGGG